TTAAAAAAATATAATATCCTCAATAAAAGTTTCGCGAGATATAATTATAATCTCTATAATATTCTTCCAGAAAGCTTGCTTTCCCTGCTCGTCTAATTGCTTATATAATTCCTTCCAATTTCCAGAAAAGTATTTTTTTAATTTTTCGCTTTTTTCTGACTGCACATCGTCTTTCTTTTCTAATTCTTTTAATCTTTCTGAAATCTCATCATATCTCGAATCATAATATTCTTCTGTTATGCGTCCCTTTTCAAACATTAAATTAACTCTGTCTCGTTCTGCTAAAAGCTTCTTCTTTTCTATTTTATAATTTTGAGTATCTTTTTTAGCTTGTTCGAGTACATATATTTTGTTGCTTAAAATAGTCTCTAAATTTTCTAGTAAATATTTTTCTAGTTTTTTCTCGGAACGAACAAGGGTATAGTGCTTCATTTTGCGATTGAAACAACGATATGATTTATTGCCATGATTCATGGTACCGCCCATTCTTGCGCCACAAACCGAACAACGTAGCAAACCAGAAAAAATATAAGTCCTTTTTACTCCTGACAAATAAACCTTTTCGTTTGAATTTTCTTGCATCTTCCTTCTCTGCTCTTGTGTAATATACGCATCGCAATATCCATCTATTCCATAAGCTACTCCTGCATAAATTGGATTAGATATTAGCAATTGCATATTCCCACGAGTATTCATTTCGGCTACTTTTGGATATTTTTGCAATATATAATCGGCGGTTTTGTATTTTGAAAAAGTTGAGAAATAATAATCAAACATATCATTTACTATATGCTCTGTCTCTGGATTTTTAACAAGTTTTTTATCTTTTACCATATATCCTAATGGAACAGGCCCTCCAAGATATTCTCTATTTTTACGCTTGAATTCCATAACTGCTCTTATTCGTTCACTTGTACGGTCTGCCTCCGCCTGCGCGACGGACAGCATAATGTTTACTTTAAAAATTCCCTGAGATGTGATTGTTTCATAATCTTCCCAGATCGCCTGCCATGGCACTTTGCTTTTCTCTAAAATACTCTGCACTTCATAGTAATCTGCTACAGATCGAAACCATCGGTCTAATTTTGTGAATATGATTAAATCTATTTTCTTTTGTTCACAGTCGTTAAGGAGTCGCAACAGCCCCGGCCGCTTTGTGTATTTTTTCCTTGCCGAAATACCGGCATCGTTATACACGTCAACGACAGTATATTTTTTCTCAGCACAATATTCCTCCAATGCTGCAATCTGCGAATCCACAGACAAACCATGTTTTTTCTGTTCCTGCGTGCTCACGCGAACATAAAGCGCAACTCTCTTTTTCATTTGTTAGCCTCCTTTTCTGTTTAAAAAGGGTATAAAAAATACACCCTATACAATCGACAGGATGTATGCTATAATCTAATTGTTGCGGTGATTATTAGCCGTTCCTGCGGTTGATAAGTAACCATGAATCCGGTGCGTTTTGCGCCGGATTTTTTAAATTTATAGGCTGATTATACAACGTAAACGACCTGTATGCAAGAGAAGACTATAAAATATTGCTCTTTTCGTCTTTTTGATTCTCTATAAGCTTTCTTAATTTAGCTCTATCCCATAGTAAAATTTTTTCTTTTTTCGCTAATTCGCGGGCGCTTTGGGTAAAAAAACGATTCGTCAAGACGGCTCCAATGTGACAATCATAAAATCCTCGTCCGGCTATTGCTTCTTGCACAGCCTTATTTCCTACATCAGACGAATAGCATTTGCATTGAATACCGTAGCTGATACTGTCTTTTGTTGCTAGTACGTCAATTCCCTGATCTCCACTCCCGGAAGTTACCCGGACGTTTTTAAAACCATTTTTCTTTAATAACTCAGCGCAAAAATGCTCAAATTCATGCCCTTCCATATCATCTACACGAATAAGGCTATCAACATCGGTGCCAGGCATTTCAGCAGGCTCCTTGGTTGATTTCTCATTAATTTTAGATTTGATTTTAGCTACTTCCTCAATAGGGGCTTCTGTAAGAAGTTTATAATAATCATTAATCAACTTTTTTAATTCTTGCTCATCATTGACAAGAAATTTATATTCTTCCGCCCCTAAATCCTTAATGATTTTAGCTTCGCATAATTCTCGCATGATTTTATTTGCATTAGCAAACAATAAATTATAATTTCGACGAACTAAACTAATAGTAGGATTCTTTTTATATAAAATTGATTGCGTATAAAACATATGTGCTGCATCTTCAAAATGAGGTTCGGGAAATCTGAGAAAATCCTTATCTTCTTCCTCGTCATCTTGAATGGGCGATATATTTACAGATAGATTTCTCATTTTCTGATTAAGTATTTTTTCACGCGCTTCTGGAGATTGCTTTTTCTTTGCAGAATTCTGTATAACATCTTGCTTTTCAGAATAAAATAAAATTTTTTTAACGGCTATTGATAACTTTTGCTTATCCACTCCCCAACATTGCTCTAAATCAAACGATACCTGCGGATATTCGTCCGAATTATTTTGTGGTGCTTCTTCTGCACAGCTCATGATAAAACGTCCTATTTTCTTCAAAATTGCCCAGACAACATCAAAAGGCAGGACCGTAAAAGTATAGAAATACATCATTAGCCTTATCCAATCTTGAAAATTAGAAATGGGTTTTCCGTCAATTTTTCCTCGAAATAACAGAAAACCGAATATAATCATAATCAATATAGCTGGTTTTGGAAAAAAGAACTTGAACCACTTTTTTGTCAGTGACATATCAAGTTGCTGTGTAGAATTTTCTTCATGTGTTTTCATATGTTAGCTTCTCCTTTTGTTGATTAATAATATTATATCTTTAATTTACACAGAAGAAAAGAGAAAACTTTTTCTTTTAATTCTTTTTTATTTATAAGGATAAGGTTAAGGATATTTATAAGGATAAGGATAATTAGGTTTTTAAAAACGAAACCTATGGTTTTTAATTAAAAAACCTATGGTTCTCGGTATTTTTTATCAAAAAAAGCGAAAAAAACAAAGAAAAGAAGATACAAGACGAAAAAATAAAAAAATTAATGCTAAAAAACCTATGGTTTTAAATAAAAAATCCCCGGAAAATTCCGAGGACATAAAAATAATTATTTAGATTCTTTTGAGAATATCAAAGAAACAACTGCCAGACCAGCACAGATCAGACACCAGCCGGACCAGATCGCCAAGTCTCCATAGCTGCCACCTAAAGTAAATCCGACAATTGCAGCCAGAATAAATATAATAATCAATGCAATATTGCCGCCCTTGCCGCCTTTTCGTGTAGCAATAGAAACAATACCGCCTACCAGCAGCATAAATGCCACGAATATTCCAGCACTTCCGCCGATTTCTCCATTTTCTTCTAACGTATTTACGGCTCCGGCTGCACAGGACTGGAATGCTACTAAGAAGAATAGCACAATAGAGATAATTCCTGATACCAATTTCCAAGTTTTCATAAGTTGTTCTCCTTTTGTTGAATGTGTAGCTTGTATGTAACAAGTTTGATTATACAATAAAATATAAAGAAAATAAATAGAATATGAATTTATTGTTAAATAATTTGAGATAATAATGACATGAAAATATTACTAGCACAGATTATGTATGAAAAGAATATATCCATCAGACAGCTTTCTCTTAGATCAGGAGTATCGAAGTCAACTATTCAGGATGATATGAATGAAGATTCCAATCCAAAAATAAAGACCCTGGAGCGGCTGGCTCAGGGTCTGAATTGTCAGATAACAGATTTATTTGATTCGAATTATAAATAAATGTCCGGTTAACCGTCCGATTATCTCTATGTCGTTCCATTTCTTGGATAATGAGTTATAATAACTGCAACAGGAGGTGAAAAAGGAACTATTTGCCTGTTGACTAGAACTCGTTAGAATGATAAAATACAAACATACATTCGATTTTTGTAAAGGGGCGATACATATGAGTAACGAAAATTACAAGGAAGAAATCAAAAAAATGATAAACGAAATGGAAAATGATAAAATATTAAAATTGATTTATAATTTTGTAAAAAGCGGATATAAAGAAGAAAAGCAGGAGAATTAATCTCCTGCTTTTTTGAAAATTAAGACTACATAAGATATTTTTCAAAAAAATTACATAACAATTCTTTTTCTTCTATAGGTTTGTTTTGATATGCAATTATAAAATTCTTAAATCGCTCATCATAGAGCCCAATTTTCGTTACAGCGTCTGCGTATTGAGAATCTAAATCTCCATTTTTCTTATCTTCTGTTAAATCGGATATTCCAATTCCAAAGTAATCGGCTAATTTTCTCAACTTAGATGTTCCAGGCATTGATTTTCCCTTGCACCACATATTTAATGTCGGGGCGTTTATGTTTAAATCCCTGCACACATCAATCTGCTGCTTCTTATTAAGTGCCATATATTCGATTAAATTGTTTGCGAATATTTTTTTCTGGTCTTCATCCGTCATTATAACTACCCTCCTTTCAAAAGTATTATAAACTATTTTTCAAAGAAATTCAATCATTTTTTCAATTAAATTGAATTTTAGTGTTGACAATTCAATTTAATTGAATTATAATAAGGGCACAAACGAGAAAGGAGAGAGATATATGCCTAGAATTTCTTTGGAAGCAGTAAGGGTAAATGCGCGATACACACAAAAAGAATGGGCGAATAAGTTAGGTGTTTCAAATACTACAGTAGTCAATTGGGAAAAGGGCAATACTGAACCAAGCTTATCACAGTTAAAAACAATGAGTGAACTTTCCGGTATTCCAATGGATTTTATTTTTGTACCAGATAAATTCAATTAAATTGAATTTATCTTCAGAAAGAAGGTGAAACGGATGAATAACTTAACGATTTTTAATAATCCAGAGTTTGGAATAATTAGAACAGTAATGATTGACAATAAACCGTATTTCTGCGCAAGCGATGTTGCTAATGCGTTAGGTTATCACAACGTGAGAGACGCAATTTTACGTCATTGCAGGTACGTCGTCAAACACGACATACCACATCCACAGAATGAAACAAAATTAATTGAGATCAATTTCATTCCGGAGGGTGATGTTTACCGCTTAATTGTGAGATCAAAACTTCCGTCCGCTGAAAAATTTGAATCATGGGTGTTTGATACGGTTCTCCCGTCAATCCGTCAGAACGGTGGTTACATAATGAATCAGGAGAATCTTTCGGATTCCGAACTGTTGGCAAAGGCAGTATTGGTTGCTCAAAAGACTATCGCAAACAAAGACAAAATTATTGAGCAGCAGAAAGCAAAGATTGAACAGGACAGGCCAAAGACACTATTTGCCGATGCAGTGGCAACAAGTCATACAAGCATCTTGATTGGAGACCTGGCAAAATTACTTAAGCAAAATGGCGTAGACATCGGACAGAAAAGATTGTTCCAGTGGATGCGCGAAAACGGATACTTAATTAAAAGAAAAGGCAGTGATTACAATATGCCGACACAACGCAGCATGGAACTTAAGATTCTTGAAATCAAAGAATCTACAATCAATAATCCGGACGGCTCAATTCGAATTAACCGGACGACAAAGGTAACTGGCAAAGGTCAGCAGTACTTTATCAATAAATTCTTATAGGGGGCGATAAAGATGCATTTGTATGTAAACCAAGACGGGAAAACGATAATGGACTGGGAGGGAAGGAATCCCGAAGAATTTGAAGATAGTATTACACATTTAATTGTTTCCCTCTTGGAAAAACAGAGAGAATGCAAATACATAGTTAAAGAGAAAGAAAAAAGCACCCCGTAGGGTGCAAAGAAAAGAATTAACAATCACATTATAGCACAGATAGGCAGGAAAAGCCAGAAAGGAATTAACATGGCACAGATTGAAAGAAAAATCAAAGAATCAATGAGTTTAGAAGAAATAGGACAGATTATTTACGAGGGGAGAGCAAAAGAATTCTTTGGAGAGAGAGGCAGTATTTCCGTAGAAATTGAGGGTGTCGGAACCGCTATTTTTGACATCATCGGATACGATGCCGAAAAGCTTATGGACCCAGGAAAACATAGCATGACATTATGGATGCGTGACTTACTCTTCGAGGAAATGCCGTTTAGCGCAGAAGGTAATAACAAATGGGAAGACTCTGATATTCGTAAATATCTTCAAAGTGATAGTTTTATTAAACGCTTTGAACCAGGATTCAGAAAACTTCTTTCTCCAGTTTACAAAGATAATGGGAAATTCCCAGAAACTTATGACGTATTTTTTCTCTTATCAAAAGAAGAATTAGAAGACGGTTACGAATTTATCAAAACAGAAGCAGACAGAGTAAAAGTGGACAAAGATGGAGAAACTGACTGGCACTGGACGCGCAGCGCGTACCGTGGCAACGCTATTAACTCTTGGTACGTGGGCACTAGCGGCAGCGTCATCTACGGCATCGGCGCGAATTGGGCGAATCGCTTCGCCCCGGCTTGTGTAATCGCAAGATAATCTAACAATCGCGCCCCACCGCGTAGGGCGCAGAAAGGCAAAGTAGATGCGCTAGTTCAAAATGAGTGATTTAAAAGGAGAGTAAACTAATGAAAATCAACAGAAAAAAATTAGAGCTTGTAAGAGCAAGAACATGTATGGGAAAAAAGAAATTGTAGAGGCAGGCTTTCCGGCAGGTACATATTGTGGAGCTTTAAGAGGTCGGGAGATTAAGCCAGAAACAGCTGGAAGACTTGCAAAAATTTTTGGAGTCGATGTTTTAGAGATTATTGAAACAGAAAATTAATAACAATATGATTTGGTTGGCGGTGTTGGAATGAATGAAAGGAGCGATTATTTGAATGAACATGAACTTGTATGTATTCACAATGAAATAGAAGGAGTCGTAAATAAAGAAATATACAAGAAATGGCTCAAGGCACGTATAAAAGAGCTAACGGAGGGGGAATGAAAAAAGTCATAGAAAACACCATAATAGTTATATCTTTTTTGTTTTTTTTGTGGATTTTTGCAAGTTGGGCGAATGTATTAGCGCACAACATGACAGACCAGAAATTCGCCCCGAATAATTTTTTTGTAATAATCACGGAGGTAAGAAAAAATGATTGAAATTACTATCAAAGATACAGAAAACAAAGATGCAAAACCGATGGTTTTGACAGGAGAACACGGTTTTGTAGTCGTGAAAGTAAGAGAAGATAAAGACGGGAATCCGGTAATTGGAGCAATGTCTAACGGAGAAATTGGAACTGTAGAAGGTGTTAAAGACTTGAATGCTATGGGGAAAGCAACAAAAGAACTTATATCAAATTTTATTGAATACGAGCATCCCATGGTGAAATTTCTTTATACTACTGCCTTTTTATCAGGATTTGAAGGAGCTAGTGATTTTTTAAAGGAGGTTAACGAATAATGGATAATAAAGAAATTGAAGTTTACAAAATGAAAAGAGACCGTCTTTCCGAGGAAAGAGTGGTTGTAAATATTTACAGCAGAAGACTCGCAGCAAAAATAGGAAATATGCTGAGAAGTATGGGAAAAGAAGCTTGCAACGATAATTTATATGAAGAGGCAGAAATACTGTTAAATGCGGGGAACAAAGTGCTTAAAGCGCTCAGTGAAAAACGAGAGACAGAAGAAACAACACCAGAGACGCGCGAGCTTCCACTAATTTAACTGGAGGTAGTATGAGTAATAATATTTACAAAAAACTCGCAGAAATGCGAGTGGAATTGCAGAATTGCGAAATTAAAAAAAGCGGCTACAACGAATACGGAAAATACAACTATTATGAAATGGCGGACTTCCTGCCATACATTAATGAAATTGCAAAAAATCATAATGTCTTTAATTTGTACGAATTACAGGCAGAGAAAGCTATCTTAAAAGTAATGGATTTAGAAGAAGACGGATGCTCAATAGAATTTAGCATTCCGATTGCGGAAATTGCAATCAAAGGGGCTAACTCTATGCAGAATATCGGAGGGGTTACTACCTACACAAGAAGATATTTGTATATGATCGCGTATGAGATTGCAGAGAACGACACATTCGACGCGCAGGTGGCCGAACCAGAGCCGGAAATGGACCCAAACAAAATTTTGGTTAATGAGACCCATGTTACTACGTTAAAAGCAACTATGGAGAAAAAAGGCGTAACAGAATCAAAAATTCTTGAAAGAGTAGGCAAAGAAAAATTAGAAGATATGACGATGCTTGATTTTATGAAAAGCATGGAAGGATTGAAAAAAACTCCAGATATGCAGGAACAGAAAGTTGATTTAGGATTGTAGGAAGGAGAAAAAGATGGATTTTCAAATTAAAGAATTTCAGAGTCCAGTTATTATTACAAATTATGAGGAGATTTCGAAAAATCTTGATGAGCAGCTCGAAAATTATAAAGGCCTTGTAGTCACGGAAGAAACCCTTCCGGGCTGCCGAAAGGCACAGTCTGAACTTTCTTCTGTCAGAAGAAAAATTGACGAATATCGTAAAGAAAAGAAGAAAGAGGCAGAAAAACCGATTAAAAATTTTGAGAAGCAGTGCAAAGAACTTATTCTCAAAATTGAAAAGGTTGAAAAACCAATCAAAGATGGTATGCAGGTTTTTACAGATAAGAAAAAAGAAGAAAAAAGAAAAGAAGCTGCCGAGATTATTGAAAAGACAGCTAAAGATTTTGAACTTGAAGGCAAATTTAAAGAGGAACTGACTGTTCTTGATAAATACACTAACCTCTCAACTTCGAAAAAAGCAGTAAAAGAAGATATAGAAACTAGAGCATTTGCACTTAAAGTAGCACAGGACAAAGAGAAAGATTGCTTAGAGACTATTAAAACTGTGCTGGATAGCGAAAATAACAGATTAGTGGCGAAAATGGAAATTTCGGATTTTCAGCATTTAATTGATAGTGGATTCTCAACAGCAATTATCATCGACGAAATTAAAAAAAGAGCGGATAGAATTCACAAGCAGGAAAATGAAGTTCGGGAGCCAGAAACAATTCCTACACAGCCAGATTTGCCAGTAGAAGAGAGCAAGCCAGAGTCGGTTATTGAAACAGTAGAGGAAAAAGAAAGACTTCCAGAACAGCAATATTCAGCTACATACAAAGTAATAGGCAGCGCGGAGCAATTAAGAAGCGTATCAGCATTCTTACGCGAGCATGGTATTGCATACACAGTATTAGACCAGAGGACAATTTAATGATGTGCGAAGGCACACTTCTCGATATGATTCCAAATTTTGCGACTGGGAGCGTCGAATTAAAACTCAAAATTTCTGGTTGTGAAATTAATGATTCCCGGCAAGTTGGATAATTTGAACGATTATATAACAGCCTGTCGGACGAATCAGTACAAAGGAGCAAAAGTCAAACACAAGAACGAGAACAGAGTCATACAGGCGATATATGAGCAGTTAGGACGATTACGAATAAAAAAGCCGGTATATATGACCTACACCTGGTATGAGCCAAATAAAAGACGAGATTTAGATAACGTATCTTCATTTGGCAGAAAGGTAATTCAGGATGCACTTGTTGAAACAAGGGTTCTCGAAAATGATGGATGGAAAAATATAGTTGGGTTTCAAGATAATTTTTACATAGATGCGGATAATCCGAGGGTGGAGGTGGTAATCAGAGAGGTATAGCAATGCAGTACGAAGGATTTGTTGTTTATAGAAGTTTTTACGAAGCAATCGAGAAAATTCCAGAGGAAGAGCAGTTAATAGCATATAAAATCATGATGGACTATGCTCTTAATGATGCGCTTCCAGAGGACATGCCACTCTCTGTAGATATTATCTTTGGACTCATTAAACCACAAATTGATAAAAACAGAGAAAGAGCGGCAAATGGAAGAAAAGGCGGAAGAAAGAAAAAGACCGAAAAAGTTGAAAAACCACAGGTCTTAGAAGAAATACAGCCAGAAAACGAAGAAAAAACAGAAAAAAACTGTCAGAAATCGTTGGAAGTTGTTGGAAAAGATTTAACTCCAGAATCGGAAAAATCAGAAGAAGTAGAGAAGGCAACAGAAGCGGTACATAGAACAGACTATAAAAAAATTATCGACATATATCACGAATGCTGCCCGTCCTTATCGAAAGTAGTAAAAGTCACAGAGAAAAGAAAGACAGCTATCAGAGCAAGATTGAGAAGCTACACAGAAGACGAACTAAGAAAATGCTTCGAAATGGCAGAAAGAAGTCAATTCCTTCGTGGTGAAAAAGGCGGCTGGAAAGCTAATTTTGATTGGTTGATGAATGAGAACAATATAGCAAAAGTCCTTGAAGGTACATACGAAGATAACGAAAAGAAAGCAGAACCGAAAAAAAACAATAATCAATTCCATAATTTAGAAGAAAGAGGATATTCGCAAGATTATTATGCGGCTCTCGAAGAAAGATTAACAGGAGGTAAAGTATCGTGAACACAATTGATTTGAAAAATTTAGTAGGAGGAGCCTTACAAGAGAAGTTTAACGCATCTTTTGAAAAAGTAATTAAGAATCTCTTAGACCCGAACACGCCATTTAAAAATAAACGTAGTATTACTATCAAACTGTCATTTGCACAGAATGAGCAACGAGACAACGTAAAGGTAGACATTGACGTATCAGAAAAACTTTCTCCATCTGCTCCGCTCGAAACGCAATTTTCCATGGAGCAGGATTTAAAAGATGGAAAAGTCTATGCGAGAGAATACGGTAAAGACATTCCGGGACAAATGACGTTTAAAGACTACGATAATAACCAGGAAGAGGTTGACGGAAAAATTGTTGACACAGAAACGGGCGAAATTGTAGAAGACAAGAACATAGTAGATTTTAGACAGGCAAAATAGGAGGAAAAACATGATTAAAGAAGCATTGCAGTATATCGTAGGACTTGGAGAAGCAAATTTACTTGATGTCGAAGGATGCACCTATTCGGATAAACCATTAGAAAAAGTATCATATATTCCATATCCAGAACCAATTAAATTGAAAACTTTATCATCTTTTGTGGAATATATTAAAAATTTCCGAGAGTGCGAAATGGCAGATGGAAAGGCAATCGTACACGCAGAAAGCCCAACGAAAGTAAGAATTTACTCCGCTTTGGACAAAGAATGCAACAGAGACAAATATGCAATCGCAGAAGCAGAACTGCCATATATGGAATTTGGGACATTTGACAATCACGAATCTTTCTGCATCGCTTTGCAATCAAAGTTTGTAGACAATGAGGACAGAAAATTATTACTCAAGTTCGCCGGAACAGTACAGGATGGCACAGTAACAGAATACGGGGATGATGGAGTATCCCAGAAAGCTACAGTTAAAACGGGGCTATCTTCGAAAAGCGATGCGATTGTTCCAAATCCTGTAATTTTAAAGCCATTCCGAACGTTTTTAGAAGTGGATCAGCCGGAATCAGCGTTTATTTTCCGCATGAAAAACGGAAATTACGGTGTACAGTGCGCGTTATTTGAAGCGGATGGTGGCGCATGGAAAATTGAAGCGATGAAAAACATCAAGGAATATTTGCAGGAAGAATTGAAAGAAGTAGAGGATTTAGTAGTTATTAGTTAAGCTGGACACCATTTTGGTTAAAGAGTTTATATATTACACGTAACTTGTTGACGGTTCTGTGTACGAACATGGGGCTATATGCCATTGATAACCCCGGCGAAAGCCGGGGAGAAAGGGAAGAAAAATGCCGTATGGGCTAAGAAAAGAAGAATGGGATGCTATAGATAACGAGCTGGTAAAAAAGCTATTTAGAACCCCTCAGTACGAGCGAGTTTTATTGTTATCAGGCTGGGGCAATGAAGAACTATGGGAGGTCCTGGAAGCCTTACAGAATATTCGAAACAATAAACAAAAGATAGATTTAATCAATACAGAATTAAATACAAGAAGCAAAGAAAGCGGCATGACATTTCAGAATCCGGCAGAAGAAAAAGAATTTTGCGAAAAATGGACAGAAATGCAGCGCTTATTCGGAAAAGGGGAGAATTATGAAACTGGGAATACCCCTTGAAGACTATACGTTTGAAGTTAAAGAAATTATAGAATCAGCAATAGAAAAATGGGCGATACCTGAAGCGTTACATAAATACAAGCTACACGATTTAAAAACAGCTTTTGATATTTTGAACAAAACAGGTCAGCAATATCAAAAAGCAAAAATGATTTTAAGCATACTTGAAATTAGAAAATGTGCGGAATTAATCAAAAACAGACCACTTGTAGCAGAGGAAGGTTATTACCCAGATTATCGTAGTTATATTTGTTCTCCAGATTTTAAAATAGAATCTTTAAAACTTGCACTAAAAGAACTCGAGAAAGAAAATAAAGAGCCAGAAAAACAGAAATTTATAAGAAAAGAAATATCAATACGCAACAAAGGCACTTCAAAATCTTGTCAAATAATCGGCGGAAAGTTGAGAAAAGAATGGGAAGATATGAGAAGGGCAGCGGCAAAAAGAAAGGAAAGTGAATCATGAATATTACAGTGAATTTAGACAATTTAAAAAGCGATGAAAGAGAAAAGTTGTTGGGATTAATCAACAAAGCTAGCAGTCCGATGAAAGAGGAATTTTCTTGTGTAAAACGGCGTGAAGACAAACTTACTTGGGAAGAATTAGGGGAAATCATTGAAGCAGGAAAGGCAAAAGAATTCTTCGGCGGCAAAGGGAGTATCTCTGTAGAAATGGAGGGTGTAGGAGCGGTTGTTTTTGACGTTATCGGATACGACGCTGAAAAACTTGTAGAAGACAAACAGCACAGCATTACTCTTTGGATGCGCAACCTCATCCTCAATAAAATGGCATTTAGCACAGAAAACAATAACAAATGGGAAGAGTCAGACATTAGAAAACATATTAATAGCGAAGAATTTATTAACCGCTTTGAAACTGGTTTTCGCGAATTGATTTGTCCGTCATGTAAGGACAATGGTGAGTGCATAGATACTGTTGACCGCTTTTTTCTTCTGTCAAAAGAAGAATTAGAAGGTGGCTATGAGTACATCAATACAGAAGCAGATCGAGTAAAGGTTAATGAAAACGGAGAAACTGGCTGGCACTGGACGCGTAGCACCCCCCGTGGCAACGCTAATGGCACGTGGTTCGTGAACACTAGCGGCAACGTCAACTACTCTTACGGCGCATATTGGGCGATTCGCTTCTCCCCAGCTTGTGTAATTGCAAGATAATCTTATAATCGCGTGCCGCCGCGTAGGGCGCAGAAAGGTGAAAAAATGATATTAATTTTAAGAAAGGAGTAACACCTATCCCGGTGAAACCGGGTTGCGTATCGGAGAGTTGGGATGGATGCGCGTAAAATAAATCATCGTGGCTAAAAGCAATCTAAAATATTTCCACTTCACCGCATGGTGAGTGGCTGGTGTGAAAATTTGTTGGTTTAGCACAGGAATAAGCAGTTTTATAGCGTGTTATTTATCCCAAGATATTGACGAGATAATTTACACACACGTTACGAATCAACACTCAGATAGTTTGAGGTTTTTAAGAGATGCCGAAAAGATATTAAATAAAAAGATTACAGTTTTACAATCTGAAAAATTCAAAAGTGTAGATGATGTAATCGAAAAAACAAAATATATCAACGGACCCTACGGAGCGGCTTGCACACAACGATTAAAAATAGATGTACGAAGGAAATGGGAAGAGGAGCATTTAGGCGAAATGCACACATATGTTTGGGGATTTGACGTAGACGAAAAGTCCAGAGCTGAAAGAATTGTGAAACGGATGCCTACGGTAGACCACGAGTTTCCTTTAATTGAAAAAGGAATGACAAAAGAAGATGCCCATGGGCTGGCCGAAAGACTAGGAATTAAAAGACCTATTATGTATGACTTAGGGTATCAGAATAATAATTGTGTAGGCTGCGTAAAAGGAGGAATGTGGTACTGGAATAAAATTAGAAAGGATTTTCCGGAAGTTTTTGCTCGAAGAGCAAAACAAGAACGTGAAATAGGACATTCTTGCATCAAAGGAATATATTTAGACGAACTAGACCCACGTAGAGGCAGAAAAGAAAATGAAATTATGCAGGATTGCTCTATTTTATGCCAACTTGCTTACATTGAAAATAAGAAATTAGGTGAAAAAGATGGATGACACAATGGGCGTTAAAAACCAAATCAACGAAATAAGAGAAATGATGGTGGGTTTTAGATATAAACACTTTAAAGGCGGCATTTATATCGTAAAAGATATTGGAATTAACACCGAAACAGGAGAATTAGAGGTAATATATAAAGCCTTTAATTACCCGGAACTTACATGGTGTAGAAGCCTAGATGTGTTTTTGTCAGAAGTAGATAAGGAAAAATACCCAGATGCAAAACAAGAAATGAGATTTGAACGTATAGGAGATGAATAAATATGGAATATGCATTATTAGGAATATTAATATTTGTAATAGGGCTGGTAACGGGAGTTACATTGCTTGTCGTCGTTGCGATAGCTTGCTCAAAAAAAGAATCAGGAAGTCAAGATAATTTTTACAAAGAAAAAATCGAACAAGATTTTATGAAAGGAGCAAGAAAATAGTGGATTTTGAAGAAATGAAATATTGTCTCACGACAATAAAGAACGCCTGCAAAGAGACGCAGGAAAAGAAAGGCTGTGCAGGTTGTCCCTGCGGCAGCAAAGAAGGAGATTGTTTAGTAACTGATTCAGTCCCTAAAAATTGGGATGTTAAAAATCCTGATTTTTCTGCAAAATTGTTAGGATGATGATAATTGACACACAAATACAGATTTTTAGAAAAAAAGTTAATCGAAGGCGAAATATCCCCGCAGGAATTTAAGAATCTAATTGATAAAGAATTTGAAAAATTAGAAGATGAGCTAATGACGGGGGAAATTACGCCAGACCAGCAAGTAGAAAGATATAACGAATTATTGCAAATGGAATCACCCCCATTTGAAGGACCGAAACCACACGAACATATATAAGGAGGGAAAATATGTGAGGAGGAGAGACAAGAAGTATAAGGATTACAACATAACAGAGCAGCAGGCTAACGGAACTATTAAATATATTTTGAGCGATAAATTTTCAGAGCGAGACGAATATATCTTGCAACAAGCAGCACTCTGGACGAATCCTGACATAGCGGAAGATCTAGTAGAAAGCATTGCTAAAAAAAAGTCATATGATACATTGTATAAAGAAAAATATATTCCGATTTCGCGTAATGATTTTTACGGGCATAGAAAATGCTGCATCGTAAATTTTAGAATGTTAAAACTTTTATTAGGAGATTGGAGAGAGTAATTCCGAGAGGGTAGTTATTAAAACGGCTGCCCTCTTATTTTTTAAAAATTTTCTTGCTTACAAACTACATAAATAAGAGCGAGTACGACATGAACATATCAAAAATTTATAATAAAAATACTAAGACAGAGTATATACCATATGTTCTGTCTTTTTTGTACCCACAAATATGTGTGGACAAAAAAACAAATGCGTGTACTAAAATTAAAATAGAATCAATTATAAAGGGGAGGCGGTCAGATGGCTGCACAAAAGGCGGTAGGAAGACCGCCTAAATTTAAAGATAAAAAAGAAATCGAAGAAAAAATTAATGCATATTTCGAGAGCTGCAAAGGAGAAATCCTCAAAGACGATAACGGAACTCCTGTTCTGAATAAATGGGGTAAACCCGTAATAATTAACAAAAGACCGCCCACCATCACTGGATTGGCTCTTGCATTGGGTTTTACAAGCAGGCAGGCTCTTTTAAACTATCAGGCAAAGAGAGAATTTGTTGACACGATAACGCGTGCGAAAACAAAAGTAGAAGCATACGCAGAAGAAAGATTATTTGACCGAGAAGGCACAAATGGCGCACAGTTTAGTTTACGCAACAATTTCAAGGGCTGGGATGCGGACAAGAAAGAAGAAAAGCAAACCACTGAACCGGTCACAATTATAAACAATATTCCGAGGGGATAATATGCCGAATGTTAATTTGACGGATATTATAGCTCCGTCGTTTTATCCTGTTCACTGGGATATTATAGACGGCAAACATACTTATTACGATCTGTACGGCGGGCGTGGCTCTACGAAATCCTCTTTTATTTCAACGGAAATTATACTTGGAATGATGGAGGACGCCGAAAAAGGTCTTTTTTCTAACGCGGCTATTTTCCGAAAAGTTGGAAATACGTTAAGAGATAGTGTATACGAACAGATAGAATGGGCTATAGACGCTCTGGGAGTAAGCGATTTGTGGGAATCCTTGCTGTCTCCAATGCAGCATATTTATAAACCTACAGGTCAAAAAATATTATACCGCGGATTGGACAAGGCTAAGAAAACCAAGTCTGTTAAAACATCGAAAGGGTACATAAAATACCTCTGGTTCGAGGAATTAGACGAATTTGCAGGCATCGAAGAAATTAGAACAGTTCAACAGTCAGTCCTTCGTGGCGGTAGTAAATTCGTTGTGTTCAAATCGTTTAACCCGCCGATTTCTAAAAGCAACTGGGCGAATGCCTATGTAAATGAACCACGTGGAGATAGTTATAGACATAAAAGCGATTACACGGCTGTATCCCCGGAATGGCTAGGACAACAGTTTATTGATGATGCGGAATATTTAAAACAAACAAACGAGAGGGCATATAATCACGAATATTTAGGAATGGCCGTTGGACTTGGAACGAATATCTTTGATTTGATAGAGCTTCGACGTATTACGGATGAAGAAATTAACACATATCAAAGCATATATCAAGGACAGGACTGGGGATGGTTTCCGGACCCGAAAGCCTTTATCCGCCTTGCTTATGTACCGAATAAACAGCAAGTAGTATTACTTGACGAATTGGGTGGATGCAAAATTAAAAACAGCACAATGGCCGAACAAATCAAGCAAAAAAGCTACAACGACTATATAATTAGCTGTGGAGTGGACGAAGAGGAAAGCATTGTTGATTTTAAAGACGCGGGCTTGCCAGCAAGAAGAGCTATTGTGACACCTGGCAGCCGAAAATACACATTTGAATGGCTCCAGTGTAGAACTATAGTCATTGATCCCCTGAGAACGCCACGAGCATATAAAGAAATTATTAACTATGAGCATGAGGTAGACGCAAACGGTGAAGTTATAGCGGACTATCCAGACGGTGAAGACCACTGGATTGATGCTATTAGGTATGCTACTAGCCCATTATCAATGAGAAGAGGCCATTCGGCATAAGGAGGGCAGAAAATGAATGAATATTATATCAACAATAAAAGGATGGTTTAAAATGATATTCGGAGAAAAGGCAAGACAAGAATTTGATATTGAATCTATCATATCCCCCGAAATGGTTTCATTGATTACTAAATGTGAAAATATTTATGCAGGAAAACCGTTCTGGCTGGACGACGAAGACAATATCAAGACGGTAAATTTTGCTAAAGCTATTTGCTCTGAGACTGCCCGCCTTGTCACACTGGCAATCGGAATAAAAGTGGAAGGTAGCGGTAGAGCAAAATGGTTGCAAGAGCAAATAGATAACATCTGCGGGAATTTGCGAACGTGGACAGAATATGGTTGCGCATACGGTACGATCATATTAAAGCCGTCCGGCAAGGGGGTAGATTTCGTAAAGCCTGACGATTTTATCATTACAGACCAAGAAGGCGATAAAATCACGGGAGCGGCATTTATCACGCGAGAAGTAGACGGGGCAGGGAAGAAATTTTACACAAGAATCGAGTATCATCGTTTTGACGAAGATAATATTTATTGTATTTCAAACCGCTGTTACGTTGGAAAAAAGGTAGATGATTTAGAAAAAAGAGTAGATATTGAAGCCACCCCGTGGGCTGGTTTACAGGAAGATGTACAGGTGGCTGACCTTGATTTTCCTTTGTTTGCTGCTTTTAAAACACCTCATGCAAATAATATTGACACAGACAGCCCGATGGGTCTTCCTGTGTTTTCTGATGCAATTGAAGAATTAAAAGACTTAGACGTAGCGTATTCGCGAAATGCGAAAGAGGTAAAAGACAGCAAAAGAACAGTTCTCCTTGACTCTGACCGCATGGTTCCAGTAGGAACGCCCCTGCAAAATCAAGGGGTATATTTTGACAAACAGCGTAAAGAAATGGGATTGCCCGACATTGTAAAAAATGTATATGGTGACGGACAGCAAAGCTTTTATCAAGAGATTAACCCTGTGTTAAATACCGAGACTAGATTAGTTCAAATCAATGCACTCTTAAGTCAGATTGGCTATAAATGTGGATTTTCAAATGGGTATTTCGTATTTAACGAAAAAAGCGGGATTCAAACCGCTACTCAGGTGGAATCAGAAGACCAGCGAACGATCCAGTTTATCAAAGATGTGCGAGACAAATTAGAGCAATGCCTAGAAGATTTGATACAGGCCCTTGATGCTTTTTCAGATTTATATGACCTTTCTCCAACTGGCAGTTACAAAGTCTCATACGACTTCGGAGACATTACATATAATTACGAAGAGGACAAGGCCCGCTGGTATGCTTATGTGACAGCGAGGAAGGTTCCGTTTTGGTATTATCTTGTGAAATTCGAAGGGTTTTCCGAGGAAGACGCAAAAGAGCTAGAAAAGTCGGCGCAACAACAAGAACCAGAGGGGTTTGAGGAGGAATAACAATGGGAAAAGCTAGAACAGAACAGTATCTCGCCTATCTCAACGGCGAGAACGTAACAATCCCGGAACCGTTTACTGTACAAGATAAATATTTGTACAATTTATGCAAAAAAGGCATAAGTGGAGGCGGAAACGTCGAAGTAGATTCGTCACTTACACAGGCAGGTAAGGCAGCGGATGCCAAAGCCGTTGGAGATTTATTTGACAATGTGTTATTTATCAAAAAAGAAGGTGAAGAATGAACGGATATAAAGTAATTGGAGATTTAGAATTACAGGAAAGCCCGAAGGATGGGGATTATCTCATAATCGGAAAAGATGAATTACACAAAATCCCTTTTGATTATCTTGTTAAAAGGGTAGGGGCTCCTCTTGTTGCTAAAACCGTAGCCGAAATGACCGATACAACAAGAATCTACGTATATACCGGAAATGAATCTGGGTATAAAAGCGGAAATTGGTACTACTACGATGGTTCCACATGGCTTTCCGGCGGAACATACAATTCTCAGGCATTAGAAACGGATACCTCTCTCACACAGGCAGGTAAAGCAGCGGACGCGGGGGCAACAGGAAAGGCAATTGCAGAAAAAGCAAACGGCACAGGAATTTATTTTAGTATCAATGAGAATGGCGGATTAAGAATCAGCAGGGACAAATAGGAGGAATGAAAATGGCAGATAATAAAGAATTTGTCGATGTGCTGTCAGACACGACGGGATTAAAATTGTTAGAAGAAATGCAGAAAAATAACGCCCTTATGGCGGCTATTGCGGCGGAATCAGCTAAAACACTTGCGTCTGACTGGGCAGGACTTGAAAGGCTTGCAAATACGGGGCTGTTTGACACTTTATACAAAATTGGGGACCAGTTTATTGACAAATGGACAGATGTAGCGGCAAGCAACAAAGAATATGATTACCCGTATCAGTTAAATTGCATGAGAGATTTCGAACTGGAAGACGGAACAATTCTTTCACACAGACCTCTTTTACAGGCTCATTATGCACATCCGTTTGGGGTTCAATTTTCACATCAGAGAGCGTTTTTAGCGTGCCCAGACGGATTGAGTGCAGGAACTTATTATTTTACAATCGAATCCAAATGGGGAGATAAAGGCTATGTATTAGCAGGAGACGTAGTAGCGTTTACGCTGACTCAGAATGTGCCAGCAGGCGGAAAATTATCAGGGTGCTACGGTGCACCCGATAATGCTAAATCAACATGGAAAATTTACTCCCATAGTGCCGATGGTAAAACAGTAATTGAGACAGTAACTCCCGTTTTTACTGCCCCGGAGGGAGCAACAAATTTAGGTACGCAGAAACATAATACGCGGAACGGCAATCTCAACTCAACACAGGAAATGGCTTATGGATGGAATCGTTGGAAGATGTCGGCAATTAGGCAGTATCTTAATTCTGATGCAGGAGTCGGAGCATGGTGGGCGGCTCAGGATGAATGGGACATTGCGCCAGATGAATTGAAAACAAAAGCTGGTTTTCTGTCTGGTGTACCGCAGGAAATTATAAATGCAATGAAACCGGTCAAGGTAGTAACATATACAAATACAGTCCAGGACGGCGGAGAAGCAGACGTTACTTACGACAAAGTTTTTCTGCTGTCCCTTGAAGAAATTTATGTATCTCCTCAAATTAAAGGCGAGGGAGAATATCACGAATATTGGAAGCAGAAAAGTGGCTCTACAACTCCGCTGCGACAATATGGAACATATCCGAAAATGATTACCTATGCTGTTGAAAATCATGTGTCTCCGCAGAACGTTCGCTTGCGCAGCGCGTACCGTGGCAGCGCTAGTAACCCTTGGTACGTGACCACTAGCGGCGGCGTCAGCGGCAACACCGCCAATTGGGCGAATCGCTTCTCCCCGGCTTGGGTAATCTAAACAATCTTATAATCCCCGGCAACCACGTATGCCGGGGCAAAAAAACAACAGAAAGGAAAAAGAATGGCAGTTGTAGCAAGTCAGCAGCGAAAAGGTAAATTAAAAGTTATCGTGGACGCGCTTGGGCTAGCCGAATACACTATAACAATATGTTCGAATAAAAAGACATTTCCAGAAAAATATCAACATATTATTACAGATGATTTAATCTCACTTTCTAAGCAAATTTATTTAAAAACGAGGAGAGCAAATAACATCCGTGTAACCAGAGATAATAAAAATAGTTACGATAAAAGGAAAGATTTGCAAGAAGAAGCAATCCTCGATTGCGATAATTTTCTAGGAGAAATCCAGCTCGCTCAAAAGGTATTTCACTTGAAAAAGAAAAGGATGCTTTATTGGGGCGGTAAAGTTATAGAAGTGCGAGACGGAATTAAAAGCTGGAAAGAATCTGACTCAAAGAGATATAAAAAGCTGTTTAACAGCTAATTATATACAGGATGTAGGCTGTACGCAGAACGTTCGCTTGCGCAGCGCGAACCGTGGCAACGCTAATAACACTTGGTACGTGAACACTAGCGGCAACGTCAACAACAACAACGCGAATTGGGCGAATCGCTTCTCCCCGGATTGTGTAGTAATAGGTTAAATGGCTTGTTTGTAGAACAGGCACACCGAACACAATAAACACAAGGAGCCGAGTTCCTGGTCCTTAAATGGACGAACAACACTGTGCTGACGCAAAAGACTATAATTGTATTCTGGAGCTATATGCGGCATGGAACAAAATAACAATCAGGAAATAGTTGAGAGCATAATAGGGCCAGAAGCCTTATATGAATCTATGATGAAATGTAAGAAAGGCGTCATTTGGAAAGATTCTGTTGCTCACTATTACCTAAATGGTATCGAAGAAACACTAAAACTATCACAGCAATTAAGAGATAATACATATGTTCCAAGGCCTCCGAAACATTTCAAAATTACGCATCCGAAGGAAAGGGATGTTGTAAGTATAGCTTTTCGAGATAGAGTATATCAACGTTCGCTAAATGATAATCAAATATACCCGGCTATGACACAATCATTAATCAAAACGAACTGCGCCTGCCAGAAAGGTAAGGGAACAGACGTTGCATTAAAATATTTAGAAGATTATCTCAAAAAGGCGTATCGAAAACACGGAACTAATTTTTACGTTCTGCAAGGTGATATACATAAGTATTACGACAGTATGCATCACGAAGAGGCAGAAAACTGTTTTGGACGCTATTTACATCCAGAAGTATATAACCGGGCGGTAAATGTATTAAGAGAGCAATACACGGGCGAGACAGGCTATAATCCTGGCTCCCAAATGGTTCAAATTGCAGGAATTTCTGTTTTAAGTCCATTAGACCATTTTATTAAAGAGAAATTACGAATAAAATGGTATATGCGCTATATGGATGATTTCATCCTGCTACATGAAGATAAAGCGTATTTAGAGTATTGTTATGCAGAGATAGAAAAGTTTCTTGCTAGACACCATTTTGAACCACATCCGCAGAAAACAAAAATTTATCATGTGAAAAAAGGAATAAAATTTCTTGGATTTACTCATTACATCACCGAGACAGGAAAAGTTATTCGAATTGTAGACTCTCAGAATGTAAAGAATGAAAGAAAAAAACTTCGTAGACAAGTAATTTTGGTTAAAAAAGGATTACTTACAAAGAAGCAAGTAGACGATGGCTACGAAGCTTGGAAAGCTCACGTTAAAAGAGGCAATTCACATAAGTTATTGTTATCAATGGATGAATATTATAAGGGATTATGGGAGGAATTATTACAATGCGCGTAAATAAGTTAAATGTGTCGATAGAACAGCAGGCAGAACTGGAATATCAGGCTTCACAGACTGAAAAACAGAAAATGCAAATGGAATATATGTCAATGATGTCCGGAATTGACTTGCCGGACGAAGAGGGGATGATGGACGATGGAGAAGAGTAAAAGATTTAATACTGTTTCAAACTGGTATACAAGCGGAATGTTTAGCGAAGACGCAGCGAAAAAAATGGTTTATAACGCTGTTAGAAAAGGCTGGATTACAGCGGAAGAGTATAAAGAAATTACAGGCGAAGACTATGAGTAGCCTTTTAGAAACAATCGAAGGGTTATCGGAAATCGTAAAAACACAGTCGGATATTATCGACGCGCTTTCTTTAGAATTATTACAAGGCGGGGTAATGACTGAAAAAGATTTATTTGCAATTAAAGAAGTTTCTCAGAAACAGGAAGCTTTGAAAAAATTTTGAAAAGAGGGGCTAAGTAGTATTAATGCTATTTGCCCTTTTTTGATAGGAGGGACAAAATGCTGACACCAGATTATTTACTTCATGTATCAGAAGGAGCGGAAAGAATCGCACAAGAACTTCACGAGGAAATCATAAGTCGAATCGTAGAAAGAATGATTCTTAGAGCTAATCGAGAAGAAAATTACATTTTAACCTCACAAGATAAATGGCAGCTAGAAGTTATACAAGAGGCGGGCTATTTAATTTCGGATATACAAAATGTAATTGCAAAAAAAAGTAAAAAACAGGATTCTGAAATTAAAGATGCTATGTATGAAGCAGGAGTCAGAACGCTGGCATACGATGATTCTATTTATAGAAATGCCGGATTATCCCCTATCCCCTTGGATAAATCTCCACATTTATTAAGAATTATTGAACGGAATTTTAAGGCAACGGCTGGAGAGTGGGAAAACTACACAGGGACTCTGGCAAACGCAACGCAACAGGCATTTATTAAGGCGATGGATAAGGCTTACACTCTAACATCTTCCGGCATGGTGTCATATACGCAAGCGTTCGCCGAAGCGATTAGAGAGGCCACAGCCGAAGGAGTAAGGGTTTACTATCCCTCTGGGCATTCTGATACGCTAGAAACGGCCGCTTTACGGGCTTTAAGGACAGGCATAAGCCAAATGTCCGGGGAAATTACAAATGCCCGTATGGACGAAATGGGATGGGATATAATTCTTGTCTCTGCTCATTTGGGGGCGCGACTTGGTGATGAAGGAGAAAATTTAACTAATCATTACTGGTGGCAAGGAAAATTTTATAGCAAGAGCGGCAAAGATAAAAGGTTTTTACCGTATTCTATTTGCGGCGAGGGAAATGTAAAGGGTATTCACGGGGCGAATTGTAGGCACTCACACGGACCAGGAGACGGTGTAAATAATCCATTCGAGGATTATGATAGTGAAGAAAATAAAATGGCTTACGAGTTGTCTCAGAGGCAGCGAACGCTCGAACGAAGAATAAGAAAGACAAAAAGACAAGTTGCCGGATTGAAGAAATCACTAGACACTGCGGAAAATGATAAATTGCGTTTTGAATTAGACTTGAAATATCAAAAAAAGGCAGCTCTTTTACAGAAACAAAACAAAGCATATAACGATTTTTGCAAAGAAAACAATTTAAAAAAGTTAAATGAAAGAATAAAAATTGCCGAATGGGATAGAAAACAAGCGGCGGCCGCAAGAGGAGCGGCAAAAAGACTAAATGCGGGGACAAAGCAATCATAGCGTAGTGGTAAAATACACTTGAACGGAAAATACCATATTTTTTGTTCTTTTCCCCCTTTCTTTTTTATAAAGGTATAATGTAAAAGTACAGAATTTTGGAACAGGGCACCTCCTTTGAATTGTTGTTTTGGTGTTGGTTTTATGAATTTAATTTTTTAATTTTGTCATGTAGTAAGCCCTGCGGCGGTTCAATTCCGCCGGTTCTGTTTACCCTGACCGTGGTTTAACGGTCTTAATCCATGTCGTTGACGGACGACTAAAAAAGTACGTTCAGGAGGATACAATGCTTAATATTGAACAAATTTTAACAGAATTTAATGTTGAAATTCCAGACGGAAAAAAAGAAGAATTTGTAAAAAAGGTTCTTGAAAACTATAAAACCGTTGCGGAATATCAGAAAGTCACAAAAAAAAGAGACGAATTAAAAGAGTCTCTGGATAATGTGCAGGGAGAACTTGAAAAGTTCAAAGATGTTGACGTTGACAACTTGAAATCTCAGATTTCTACGCTAACTACACAGTTAGCAGACGAAAAAAAAGCAAGAGAAAAAGACGCTGAGAAAGCAAGAATTGAGAAAAATGTTTCTGAATTTTTAGCAGAAAAGAAATTCGTCAACCAGTTCACAGAAAAAACTATCCGTGAATCTCTCATCACCGAACTGGATAAAGACACAGCAAAAGGAAGAAGCATTGAGGATATTTTTACAGACCTGATTACAGATGAGGAAGGTCACGAAATCGAGAATATTCTTGTAAATTCTAGTGGGAAGAAAAAACCATTTTTTACAAATGGCGGTAGTGGCAATAACGGGGGCAAGAGCGGTCACCAGAAGCTCTCTGAAATGACTCTCGACGCAAGAATGGCGTTAAAAAAGAAAGACCCAGAGTTATATGCAGCAATGAAACAGGATAAATAATAACATTACCGGCTATGCATTATGGAGCATAGCCGCTAACCTAAAAACCCTAAAAACTATAGGTAGAAGGGAAAACATATAGTCCTTTCTATTTATTTTTAGGTAGAAAGGACTATTTTTTATGCCAAGAGCAGGATTATTTGGCGGGTTTTATTTTGACCCGGAGGTATTTGCTGAGTACATGGCAGAGCAGCCAACCTGGAATGACAGGATTTTAGCTTCTGGCGTACTTGTGCAGGACAATGAAATTATGAATCTCATCGGTGACAGAGGAAATGTTGCTACATTACCTTTCTATGTGCCGATTGATGAGGAAGAATCACAGGCGTTAAACAACGACGGTGAAACAAATAACGTACCGGTAGAAATTTCTGGTAAGAAACAGACAGCTATGCTCATCCAGAGGATGAAGGCATGGAAAGCAAAAGATTTTACAAGAGAATTGACCGGAGCTGACCCCTTACAGCACGTTGGTAATTCCGTAGCAGGATATTACAGACAAGTAAGAACAAGGGATTTAATGTCTATTATTGATGCTACCCTGTCCTTAAATGACATGAAAAATCATATCACCGACTTATCGACTACAGAAACCCCAGGTTCTGCAAATAAAATTGATGATACTACATTAATTTTTGCACAGCAGAAAGCATTTGGGGACTCTTCCGAAAACATGGGATTATTAATCTTGCATTCTTACGTTTATGCAAGATATAAAGCCATGGGGCTTGTTGATTACAACAAGTACACAATCAATAACGCCATCGAAAGAGAAGTAGAACTTCCGACAATTGGCGGCTTTATTCCTGTTGTAACAGACAGATTTACTGTTGATACTACAAAGCCAGCAGTACCAATTTACAAAACATATATGCTTGGAACAGGTTCTATATTAACTTGCGATAAGACAAACTATGAGGAACCGTATTATACAGATTATGATCCAGAAACGGCTGGAGGTATTCAGAAATTATATACGAAGCAGGGCTATGTAATGCATCCTAACGGATTCAGCATTGACCCTACAAAGATTTCCAAAGAATCTCCTACAGTTGCCGAATTAGGAGCTAAAGCAAACTGGAGTCTTGCATTTAAAGAAAAAAATATCCGCATGGGTATGATTAAATCCAATGGCTAAATACGTTGATTATGAGTTTTATAAAACTTTATACGCAGAAAAAAGCGTCTCAGAGACAGATTTTAACCGTCTGTCCTGGGGTGCTTGCAAAAGAATTGATGCAGCAACAACAACCGTGAACGGCATCAAGAAACTAAAAATAGCTTTTCCGACGGATGAAGAAGATTCAGAGGCAGTAAAAAGATGCTTATGCGAGCTAATAAACATCTCATATAAGCTAGAACAAGCAGAAGAAAGAGTAAATGCTTCTCAAGGATTTGTACAGCGAGAAGATGGCACTGTATCAAGCAAGCTTGTCTCGTCTGTCTCAGCCGGAAATGAGTCTATCAGCTACTCAATTAATAATACCAGTGCAGCCACTCTGATTGATAAGGCTCTGTCAGATAAAGCGGCACAGGAACAGTTATATAGAGATACTATTACAAAATATCTCTCTGGAGTAACTGACAATAACGGTATCAACTTACTGTATGCAGGGAGATACCCGGAGGAATTTTATGAAAATTGAAGAAAAGGTAAATATTTTAGGAACTGAATATAAAATTTCCGTAAACACTAAACCACTGGAAAGAGATGCAGACGGATTATGTATTCCGTACAGTAAACAGTTAGTTATTTGCCCTGTGGCTCATATTGCTGACGAGATAGAAACAACAGAAGGAAGAGAAAAAGCCTTCAAAGAAACTGTACGGCACGAAGTAATCCACGCTTTCTTTATGGAAAGCGGCCTCCCTGAGTTATCAAACAATGAAAGCGTGGTAAACTGGCTGGCTATTCAGTTTCCGAAGATGCAGAAAACTTTTGAAGAATTAGGAGTGGAGGAATAATTATGGATTTTGGTATTGCAAGTGTAGGCGCAATCACAATTCTTTGCTTACTTGGCGCACAAGGACTTAAAGCAAGCAAAGTAAATAACAAATGGATTCCTGTAGCCTGTGGCATTGCAGGAGCGGCCCTAGGTGTTGTGGGACTTCATGTAATGCCCGATTTTCCGGCAACAGACGTTATTACAGCGGCCGCAGTTGGTGTTGTGTCTGGTTTTGCCGCAACTGGCGTTAATCAGGCATATAAGCAGCTGAAATAATATGGGCGGACGCGGAAGCACAAGCTCGATAAATTCAAATGAGAAGCCGGTTTCTCCGCTTATGGCAAAAGTGTATTTTAATTCTGCAAAAAAAAGCACAGCTCTTAGAACTAACAGCACAGTAAAAAGAGACTCCAAATTAGATAAGATAATAAAAAACGAAAACACTAATTGGATCAAGGCTATAAAGAATGAAAAAGAAGCCGCTAGAGTAAAGGATTATATATACGAGCGTTTAAGAGAGAATAACCGGAAACTCACAAGCCTTGGTAGTCCGACAAGAGTACATGAAGAACAAAAAACAGCAATTGAACATCGCAAATTAGTTTCCGCATATGCAGTAGCCAGAGATAAAAGAGCTGAATTTGTAAAACCGATACCAGCAGGAGACTTAAGTGCGATGCATGACCCAAAAAGGACTACTACAACTTATGACAGAGCGAGAAAAAGAAGGATGAAAGAATTTGACGCTTGGTGGAATGGCAGCAAAAAGAAGTAAAGGAGTAACACATACATGGGCGGACGAGGTGGAAATAGCGGAATAAGTGGTAGAGTCAAGGTCCAGTCATTAGATGAATATTTGGGCGAAAAGGGACTGTCCTCTCCAATGTCGGATTTTATGTTGGATAAAGTTCGTATTCCACATGGTCTAACCAGCAGGGCGCAAGAGAGACTTCGCAAAGAAGCGGATGCCGCAAGAAATGATTATTCAAGGAAGAGGGCAGATGCAATTAATGACTATAATTTCAAAGTTAAAAATGGGCAAATCAGGAAACCAACTAGAATTGAATCGTTAATCAAAACAGCCCGCGGATATGAAGATAATCCTTCGGTGCAAGCTGCGAGACGCACGCTGAAAAAGAGAGGAATCAACTGGAAAACAGGTGGAAAATTATGAGCAATTACCGAAGCACAAGGAACTATGAAAATCTTGAAAGAAGAATGTTCAATGGTGTAGGTGAATACGGAATTCCTGAATTGCATCCCGTTGCATTTGACGGTCAGTGTGAATTTATTGGTTTTAACTATGCTTCTCGAGCAAAGAAAAGAGAAGAAAAAGGAGTACATTTCTTTTTGGATGATTACCAATTTAGCAGGCTATGGACCAATATTGATAGATATACAAATATGCTGTCAGAATTCAAATATGTAATGACACCAGATTTTTCTACTTACACTGATTTTCCTAAAGCGATCCAAATTTATAATCACTACCGCAAGCACTGGGTAGGGGCGTATTTGCAAGAAATAGGAGCGCAAATCATTCCTACAATTTCTTGGAGTACACCGGATTCTTACGAATGGTGCTTTGATGGAGAACCAACAGGCGGAACAGTTGGTATTTCCTCTGTAAGATGCATGAACAGTAACAAGAAAAAGAAATTATTCTTGGACGGATACAAAGAAATGATACGAAGATTACAGCCGGAAAGTATCATTTTTTACGGTTCTGTTCCTGATGAATGCAAAGGAAACATTGTGAAAATCAAAGCATTTCACGAAAAATTTAAGGAGGCTGTCTGCGATGGGTGGTAGAGGAAACAAATCGAATATTTCGAGCAAATCCCCCCCTCTTCATGGGGTAGACATAACAACTAAGGACGGAAAAACAACAAGATATTATTTCGAACAGCACAATGGAACAAATTTTTATTGGGCAAATGGCGAAATGCCGAAGCCTACGCCATTGAATATGCCGGAAAGCGAATTTAAAAGACGGGCCAAATCAAATGGAGCAACAATAAAGAAAGTTTCTAAAGCGGAAATACAGCGGAGTAAGGAAGCTCGTGCTGCGGATAGAAAAGCAACGAATGAGTTCTTAAATCATTATGACGTGTCGAATCGAGAAATGAGTAGAGGTTCCAGAGCAAACGCAATTCAAAATCGTGCAAATAAAAGGATAAGAAGGCACTAAATAGAACGGAGGGATACTAATGTATAAAGATACCGTAACAATTTTTAATCGTTTTAAAAATAAATCGGGAGATGCTTGGTATCCCTCTGTTTTACATAACGTCAATATTAATCTTGATAAAGCTACAATTAACGAAAAATACGGAGAAAAATCACAGGATAATGTGATTTTGAACGTGCAATTTACGCCGGATTCTTCCGACAAAAAAATTGGCACAAAAATATGGAAACCGCCGAAAGAATGGGAAAAACAGGACCTTGATTTATTGCCGCAGGCAATCACTTTCACTCCGGGTCAAAATTTTGATTTCTTTTATCTAGGAGAATGGGATAACGAAACTCCCATATCTGATAATGACTACACAGACGGTTTTTATAATTACATGAACAGTAAACATGATTATGTATTCGCTATCACATCTGCCAGTTGCTATAGTGTAATCCCTCATTTTGAAATAACAGGTAAATAAAATGGATACAAAACATTTTAAAGGATTCTCGGTGGTAAATGGCACAACGAGAATCAATGTGAATTTATCTAGGTTTGAACAACAATACAAAGACGCTCAATTTTGGCTCGACAGTCAAGTAATGACTGACATGGTTCCATATATGCCACATCAAACAGGGACATTTATTCAATTAACAAGAGCAAGGAGCACAGCGATGGCCGGAACAGGGCAGGTATGCGCCGGTGCGCCGCCATATGGACGTTTTCTTTACGAGGGAAAAGGTATGGTAGATGAACTCACTGGCTCGCCTTGGGCGAGAAAAGGAGCAAAAAAAGTACTTGTTGGTGAGTTTGGCGGACAAACGAGAGCAAAAGAAAACCTTACTTTTAGTAATAAGAGTGCTACCCCACATTGGTTTGAGACGGCAAAAAAAAGACACGGAAAATCATGGATTTCGGGCGTTAAAAAACGAGCAGGAGGCAAGTAGTGGAAGAAAAGGCAAAAAAGTATGACATAGACGGTTACGACATACTAACAACAGCTATCAGAGAATTAATAAATCAGTATCCAGGACTGAATGACGGAGACGAAATCACTTTTTCCTCACTCGAAGAAAATAGTGGTAAAGCTATGTTTCCTCTTTCCGGGGCAGCAATAGAAAAAGAAAGTGAATTTATCACTGGAGAAGTAGAACAGATATGCGTTTACCCATTTATGATTATTTATCGTGCATCAGGTCTTTCAGAAAACCGCAAGGCATCTGTGAAGGAATGGCTCGATAATTTTGGAAGATGGCTTGAAAAGCAGGTAATTGCGATAAATGGGGCAGAACATAAGCTGACTGAATATCCGCAGCTAACAGACGGAAGAAAATTTGTCACAATTAGCAGGAGTTCTCCGGCTTATTTGGACAGCGTAGAAGAAAATAACGCTGAAAACTGGGCTATCAGCATTATTGCAAAATATAAAAATAATTTTGAAAGATAGGAGAGATTCTTAATGGGAAAAATCGAGAGAAAATATATGGCTCATTTTATTGATGCCGGAACTCTTTGCAAAGGCGAAACAGAAAGTTGGGAAAGACTTGGGAAAGACTTGAAAGAGTACAATGTAGAACTCAACCCAGATACAGAGACAAAAGAGAATATCATAGGGGAACGCACATTTAATCACAATGGTTATGAGGTTTCATCCGAAGCAGATCCGTTCTATGCGGAAGATAATTCTGTTCTCTTTGATAAATTACAGCAGATTTGCGACAACCTCTATAAAGACGACAATCTTAAAACAAAAGTTGTCGAGGCTCATCTTTGGAAAACAGCAAGTGGCGGAGGATATGAAGCTTATCAGCAAGACTGCTATGTTGTACCTACATCTTACGGCGGAGATACATCCGGCTACCAGATTCCTTTTACTGTTAATTACGTGGGAACGAAAACAAAGGGCACATTTGACCCGGCAACAAAGAAATTTACAGCAGGAGAATAGGGGGGGGGTAGTCAATGGATTATAAATTAATCGTTGATACCGGAGCGATTACTGTCCCGGTATACGACAAGGATAATGAAGAATTAGGCAATTTTAAATTTAATCCTAATGACCTGGATATTGTTAGACGTTACGAAGATGTTGCAAAAGAATTTGATTCTATCGAAATCAAAGAAGATGCAGGAGTTGAAGACGTTCTGAAAATTTCTGATTTAGTCAAGGATCAGGTTGATTACCTGCTTGGATACAAAGTATCTGATACGCTATTCGGAAAGTGCAATCCTTTAACTTTAACAGGAAACGGAGATTTCTATATTGAGAACGTATTAAGTGGAATTGCCGGATTAATCGAAGAGACATCAGGGAAACGTCTTGCAAAAAAACAGGCACGAATCAAACGTGCTACAGCAAAATATCATAAATGATGAACGTCTGGGAATTGCCGTCAACTCTTGAGGTTGGCGGCAAAAATTGGACAATACGGACCGACTTCCGGGCGATTTTGGACGTTTTAAGATATTTCGACGACCCGGATTACGAAGACGACGAAAAAATAATTGTTTGTTTAGATATTCTCTACGAAGATTTTGAATCCATGTCTATGAATTTGTACCAGGAAGCTATTGAAAAAGCTGTTGAGTTTATAGACATGGGAATCAAAGACGATGGACGTAAAAAACCTCACGTAATGGACTGGGAGCAGGATGCAGCAATTATTATTCCTTCTATTAATTCGGTTTTACATACGGAAATTCGTTCGGTTAGGTATATGCACTGGTGGACGTTTCTTGGAGCTTACATGGAGATTGGAGAGGGCCTTTTTTCCCAGGTGGTAAGTATTCGTCATAAAAAAGCTAAAGGGCAGAAATTAGACAAACAGGAAAAGGAATTTTACAGAGAAAATAAAGCGATTATTGATTTAAAAGAAAAATACTCGCAGGAGGAACTAGAAGAACAGGAACGATTGAAAGAAATTTTAGGATAAGGCGGCGATACCATGGCAGAGAGAGCCGATGGCGCAATTTATATAAACACATCTATAGAAACAGACGGTTTTGTTGCCGGAGGCAAGGAAATTGAAGCTGCCTGCCGCCGCATGGCAAAACAGGTAAATGGAATTGGTGAAAGTGCAAAGATAGCCTTACAGAAGCAGACAGATGCGTTTGTAAAGCAAAATCAAACTATCGCACGACAGGAAGAAAAGGTATCTGAGTTAAAAAGCAAGTACGAGGAGCTTTCTAATCAGAAAATAGAAACTAAAGAATTTGAAGAACTAACAAAAGAAATAGACTCCCTGCTTTCGAAATGGGGCGAGCTGGACAATGAATGGACTAAATTAAGTAAAGAAGGATTTCCTTTTGCTCCGGGCAAAGGTGCAATGAAAGAATTAGAAGACGAAATGGACAAGTTGGATGAAAAAATTTCGTCTTTAAAGAGAAAAAAAACAGAAATGATGGAATCCGGGAATGCGTATGTAACTCCGGATACAAGCGGAACTGAAAAGAAGCTTTTTTACGAATCACAAAAATTAGACCAGATGCATAATCAATTAGGTACATCTTATGCTTCTCTTAAAGAAAAAGTACGGCAATATACGCAAGAGTCTGATAAATCAGTCAGTACACAACAAAAAGTGCTTTCTGGATTAAAGAAAATAGGTCTAATTGCTGGCAGCACAGCCAAGAACGGCTTCGGCAAAGTTGCTTCTGCTATCAAAAAAATGATTATAGCCATGGCAAGTGCTGACAAATCGGCAAATAAAACGTCAATGAGCATGGGGCGTATGTTGGCAATGTCGCTCATGTTCAGTACAGTATTTAGAGCATTATCCCTTGTAACTGGCGGAATCGGGGAAGGGATTAACAATCTTTCAAAGTATTCAAAAGAGACTAACGCTTCAATGAGTATGCTTATGTCGGCTCTTACTCGACTTAAAAATTCGTTTGCAACAGCATTTTCGCCGATTTTAACAGTAGTTGCTCCGATTCTAACATCGTTTATAAATATGCTTTCAAAGGCTATCACATATGTAGGTATGTTCATAGCGTCACTGACGGGAAAAGGGTATTTTACTAAAGCGGTAGATGTACAAGAAGATTATGCTGCGAGTCTGGATAAAACATCAAAAAATTCTAAGAAAGCAAATAAGGCGGCAAAGAGTTATTTAACGAGTCTTGACGAAATTAATAAAGTTGAAAAAGATTCAACGTCAAATACAGGGAACACGGGAACGCCGGGCAAAGCCTCGCCTTCTGAAATGTTTAATGTTGTAGAAATCCCTAGTTCTATTGCAAATATTGCAAAAAAGATTAAAGATTTAATCAAAAATCAAGACTGGGAAGGCCTTGGAGAATACCTTGCGGAAGGAATCAATAAAGGACTTCAAAAAGTCTACGATGCAATCAACTGGGATAATGTAGGACCTCGTATTACATATTTCGTTAATGCATTTACTACGACATTTAACAGCTTAGTAGACAACATTAATTGGGACTTACTTGGAGGAACTATCGGAGCGGGAATTAATACAATTGTAAATACATTAAATCTGTTAATAGAGGGCATCGACTGGACAAATCTCGGAAGAAAATTCTCAGAGGGAATCAACGGAGCTTTCAGGGAAATAAACTGGACAAATCTCGGAAATCTCCTTGGAAATTATTTTATGATTTCATGGAGAATCCTCTATGGGCTGGTTAATGGCCTTGACTATTCTTTGATTGGAACTTCTGTCGGGAATGGAATTAACGGCGCATTTGCGAAAATAGATTTCAACTTGATTGGAAAAACGCTCACAACCGGTTTTAATGGCGCTGTTACAGCACTCAACACAGCAATAAAAACTGTGAAGTGGCCTGATATGGCAACAAATTTCGTAAATGGGCTAAATTCAATCGTTTCTGGTGTGGATTGGGTTAATCTTGCGAATACAATTAATCTAGGGATTACGACAGCTCTCGACACACTAAGCACAGCAATAACTACTTTTGACTGGCCTCAACTCGGAACAAATCTCGCAACGTTCCTCAAGACGGTGGACTGGATAGGCATTATCACTAATGCAATCGGGGTAGCAGGAGACATGATTACTAGCTTAACATCTCTCGGTACCTCATTTATGGACAGTTTAGCAGATGGCATCAAAGATGGAGCGGCAAATTTTATCAGTAAAGGATTAGATGCGCTTGTAGATTTTACTGCAAATCTCAGAGAAAATGCAGGAAAATTAGTTGATTCCGGTCTTAATTTGATGGAAGAATTGGCGAAAGGAATTGCCAATTCCATCCCGTCTATTATTAAAAATGTCCCTAAAATTGTCTCAAATATCGCGAACACAATTAATGATAACGGACCTAAAATTCTCGTGGCAGGCGTGAAAATTATTGCAACTTTAATTTTAGGATTAATTAAAGCAATTCCAGATTTAGTTGCGGCTATTCCGTCCATTATCAAGGCTATTGTAGATGTATTTACGGCCTATCAATGGCTTAATCTCGGTTTAAAAATTATTACTTGGTTTAAAGATGGAATTGTAGCTGCAAAAGATTCTGTTGTAAGTGCAGCAGGAAATATTAAGGATAAAATTATAGAGGCTGTTAAAGTATTGCCAGAAAAATTAAAAGAAATTGGCGGAAACGGAATTTCTTACATAAAAACGGCGATTTCGAATGGCCTTTCAAGCCTCAAGAGCAAAGCAGGCGAAATTCTAACTACTATAGTAGATGCGCTCAAAGATTTACCTAGTAAAATGAAGGGAAAAATTTCGACAGGGCTCGGAAACATGAAAAGCGCCATCACAAATGGTCTTTCGGCAATTAAAAATAAAGCGGGCGAAATTGTCGCGAAAATAATGGATGCACTCAAGGATTTACCTAGCAAAATGAAGGGAAAGGCAACAAGTGCAATCCAAGGGATGTGGAAACGCTTCACGGATGTTAACTGGGGGAGCCTTGGGAAAAATATTATAAAAGGCATCATCCAGGGTATTAAAGATGCGGCCGGATCCCTTATGAGTTCATTAGCAGATTTGGCGAAAGACGCTCTGAATGTTGCTAAAAAAACATTAGGAATCCATTCTCCTTCTCGCGTATTTAGAGATGCAATTGGAAAAATGATTCCTGCGGGCCTGACATTAGGAATAGAAAGCGGGTTCCCGGATACATTCAGAACGCTGCAATCATTATCTGATAAATTGACAGGAATTAAAATTCCTATGCCTACTATTGCGTCAGGAACAGTGATGCCGCCTCGTGCATCTGTTGTGAATAATTACAATAAAACAATTGAAAATAATTCCTCAAATGACAATCAGGAATTGTTGATGCGGTTATTACAAAAATTAGACAATTTACAGTCACAAGGAGGAACATACAATTTCACGGCACAAATTAACAGAAGGACAATTTTTGACGAAGTAATTGAAGAAGCAAAAATTAGACGAGATGCATCAGGATTCAACCCATTTGAATTAGCATATTAGGAGGTACGAAATGGCACAAAGCAGATTTTTAATGAATGGAGAATCTGTATGGCAACCAGATTCGGGGTTGGCATATGGATTCGAAACTAAATATACAAAAGATAGTGACCGTACTCAATCTGGAAAAGGCCATTTCACCCCTCTTTTTACGGTGGAACAGTACGGATACAAAGCTACAAATATCCCTGTCTCGGAAGTAACAAAAATATTAAAAATTATTGCAAAAGGAAAAAAATTCTCTTTAAAACATTTCAGTATGTATCATGGAGAATGGAGAACGGATGATTTTTATGTAGGAAAAAGCGGAAATATCACAATTGGTAGCTTGAAAGACGGAGATAAGAAGGTCGCAGAATTATCATTTAATATGACGGGGGTGAATCCAATTTGATTAAAGTAAGTGAAGACTTCAAAAGTCGTATGCAAGATTATACAGATTTTAAAGAACGTGCAGAAATAACATTATTGGATGGAACCGTCTTAGAATTTAACGAAGATGATTTCACCCTGAGCAATAACAGCATATCTGACGGAGCGGGTGTAAGCTCAGTTCCACTAGGTGTAGCTGTTGGGCGAAGTGTTCAATTGGAATTGATGAATGACGATGACCATTTGCGTAAATACAATTTTATTGGCGCAAAAATCCGACTTTATCTCACTTTTTATCTTGAAAACGAAGAAAAAAATGTGATTGCAGATAAAGAAGGGGACGCATTAGCGACCACAGAAGGATTAGATAAAATCATCACTAGTTCCCCATATTCTAAAATTGAATACGGTTTATTTACTGTTATTTCTCCAGAGACATATGGGACAACGGTAATTATTACTGGTTATGACGATATGTATAAGGCTAATCAGGCATACGATTCAAAATTAATCTTTCCGGCTACAGCGGGAGAGGTTTTAAGAGATTGCTGTAGTAATTGCGGAATTTCACTAAAAACAAGTGAATTTAAAAATTCAAATGTGCAAATTCCTACAAAGCCATCTACTGAATATACTTATAGACAAGTTATTGGCTATATTGCCATGATTGCCGCCGGAAATGCCCGTATAAACCGTTCTGGATATTTGGAGGTATTAACATATACCTTTGATTATTCTAATGGCTACAACAGCCTTACAGAATGGATAAATTTAAAAACTGATACAGACGATATTGTTATTACGGGAATTTCGACAGAGATAGCGGACGAGGATAACAATAAAACTACTTTGCTTGAAGGCGATAAAGGATATGTGTTATTTATCGAAAATCCGTTAATGGCAGGCTCAGAGAAAACGCTGTTATCACTAATCGGTGAGGTTTTAATTGGAATTGCATTCCGAAAATTTGAGGGCGATTATATCGCATACCCCTTAGCTGAATTCATGGATTTGGCTAAAATTACAGACCTCAACGGCAATGTTTACAATACGTTTATTACAGATGTAAATTTTGTTTTCTTCGGGCAGACAACAATTAAAAATAGTGCCGAGTCGGGAATTAGAATAGCTAGTTCGTACCAGTCCCCATATCAAAAAGCCATTATTGAAACAGGAAAAATTGTTGAAGACGAAAAAACAGAACGGCAAACAGCTATGGAAAATTTAAAAAAAGCTCTTGAAAATGCTGGAGGAATGTACAGTACCTATGAAGAACTGCCAGACGGCAGCGCGATTACTTATATTCATGATAAAAAAGAATTGAAAGATTCTCAGAATGTAATAAAAATCACATCAGAAGCCGTAGGTGTGAGCAATGACGGAGGAAAAACATATCCGTATGGATTTGTTTTAACAGGAGAATTAATTGCAAAATTACTGTACGTAGAAGGAATCAACGCTGACTATATTAATACAGGAGCTATTACCATCAAAGATAGGGAAGGCAATATCATTTTCTCTGTAAATATGGATACTAAAAAAATATATATCAGCGGAGACAGCGTACAGATTGGCGGAAAGGCACTCTCCGATAAACTTGAAGAAATCGAAAATAGTATGGCAATCTCCAAGAATATGAGTATGCAGCTTAGCAATGAATACCAAGCTATCCCTGTGGACAGTGAAGGAAAATATGAGGAATTTCCAGATACATCTACACAGATAACTGTTTTCTATGGCGATACTGACATCACAAACGATTGCTCATACAGTATTGTCAAATCTGATTATGTACATGGTAACTGGAATTCCTCTTCTCATGTCTATACAATAACAGAATTGTCTGCGGATTCTGGATGGGTGGATATTAAATCAATGTATCTCAACTCTCTGAGTCTTACACGTAGATTTTCTATAGCAAAATTATATGCAGGGCAAAAAGGACTCCAGGGCTTACAAGGCGAAAAAGGGGAGCAGGGCGTTCCCGGCAAGGACGGAATAAACGGTACTAGCGGCGCAGATGGGAAAACTTCATATTTTCACATAAAATATGCATCTGTTGAAAATCCAACCTCAGCTCAAATGACAGAGACACCAAGTACTTATATCGGTACATATGTTGATTTTACAGAAGCAGATAGTACAGATCCGACAAAATATTCTTGGAGTAGATTTCAAGGGGCGCAGGGCGAGAAAGGAGAACAAGGTATTGCAGGTGTTGGGGAAGACGGAAAAACCTCATATTTACACATAGCGTACGCAAATAGTTCAGATGGGAAAACAGGTTTTTCTGTATCAGATAGCGCAAATAAAGCTTATATTGGACAGTATACCGACTTTGAAAAAAATGATAGTGCAGACCCAGCGAAATATTCTTGGAGTAAGATTAAGGGGGATGATGGTACAGCCGGAAGAACTTATTTTATAGAAGCGTCTGTAAATATGTTAAAACGCACTAAAGATAACACAGTCACACCTAGTAGTATTACTTTTAGTGCATATTACAGGGATGGTAATTCTACTTCTCGGACAGCATATTCAGGTAGATTTATAATTGAAGAAACGTCTAACGGAAGCAACTGGAAGACGCTATATACAAGTTCATCTAATGAAAGTTCAATCACACGAACTATACAGCAATTAAGTGTATCAGATAATGCAACTTCCGTCCGTTGCAAACTTTACGCAGCAGGTGGAACTTCTCAGTTAATTGATATGCAGTCTATTTCAATATTAGTTGATATTGATAATCTTACTCAAGAGCAGGTGTTTAATATTTTAACTAATAACGGAACTGCAAAAGGTATTTATAAAGAGGGTGAAAATCTTTACGTTAATGCAAACTATCTTGTAACTGGAATTTTAGCAGATAAAAGTAAAAATAATTATTGGGATTTAGATAAAGGCGAACTGGTTACCAAATTAGCTCAAATCGGTGGATGGAATGTCAATGAGAATGCAATCTATAAAGACGTTACAATAGATTCTGATAGTTATAGAGTGTATTTTCAACCGCCTAATACAAACAGTGGGAAAAATACATGGGTGTTCTCTATTCAGAAAAAAATTAATAATTCATATCAGGGTTTAGCAGTTATTAGAGCTGATGGTTCTATTCTTTCTTATTCGGAAGAATTTAATGCTCGAATTGAAATGAGGCACGGTGTATTAAGTTTTATCAAAGATGGTGTAGAACGAGGGAAAATAAGCATTAGTTCGGATGGTAGCGAATTTGTAATATATCTTACTGACCCGAATGCTGAAGGAGCAGGTCAAGAATTAAGCGCAAGATCTTTAAAAGAGTGTCACGCTGGGTTAGTTAGTAGATATTGGAGTAACGCATCAATAGGTACGGGTACAGATAATGATAAATGGACGGTTGTCCCGGCATTCAGTACAACAAATGATGATAATATTAAGAAATCAGGATTCATTTCGAGAGGCAATACTCAAGTTATAATTCAGAAAAGGGGTGTTTATCAGTTTGTTGTAAGACTTGCAGTCAAATCTTCCAGGGCGAACAAACGATGCAATTTTGCCCCGTTTGTTAATGGTGCGAGATATTCTAGTTATACTGACACAGCATATTCCCCCGTGGACGCATGGTACACATCTCTTAAAACATACACTTTAGAGCTAGAAAAAAACGACAGGGTAGACTTTAGAGCCGCATCTATAGAAAGCATTTCGGTGTCATTACAAATTTATGATGTAAATATTTTTGTACTTGATTACGAAAACAAGTATCAAATCTAATAAAAAAGGTAGGTGATGTAATTGCTTGTTGCAGATTTTACACGAAAAGATGAAGAAATAGAATTAGGGGGATTATGGCAATATGACTATGGGCAGATTATCATTATTGGTGAAAGCAAAAGAAATCGCAAATTATATACAGGAACACAAATGGAGATATTCGCAAAATGTTTCTAATACCTGGGGCGGAGCAAAAAAGAAGAAAGTAAGTAATTGCGCGTCGTATGTTTGCTACTGCTTGCAGGAATTAAAATTGCTCAAACCCGGACAATTATTCTACTGCAATAAAAAAAGTCAGTTAGTTTTCAAAGGAACCGGGACTAAAGCACAGATTTTAAAGCATTATAAGCTTATTAAAGTTGGCAAGACGCCGGCACAATACAAAGAAAAACTCCTGCCAGGAGATATTTGTTTCTATCGCTTGCATACAAATATTTTCGCAGGAGTAAATGAAAAAGGGAAAATGGTATGGTGGGATGCCGGAAAAGCGGGGACGAATACAAAAAAAACCAATGGTATTTTTAATAATATCCATAGGATTATTAATAGCAATCAAAAAATTGTATTTATTTTACGTTGGAAAGGATAATTTAAAATGAGATTTAAAGAGGCATGGGAATTAATGAAACAGGGTGCTGCGGTAAAACTTCCTGCCTGGGGTGGATACTGGTGCTTAGATTCTAAGGGTGAAACAATCTTGATGCACACAAAAGATGGTGAAGTGCTGGATATTCGCCAGACAGATAGACCTTTTTTCACGTTTTCTAATATTGCATCCGATGAATGGCAGATTGCTGATGAAGAGAATTGCCCAGTAATGGGTGGTGAAGCTACCTTCTCTTTTGGCGATGCTATTAAATATGTGAAGAGGGGAATGAAAGTATCTCGTAAGGGGTGGAATGGAAAGAAGCAGTATATTCAGCTTGCATCTAATATCTCTTATGTAACCGTGGATGAACAGATTGTAAATTGCGAACATGATGTCATTGGTAATCAGGCGATTACTTTCGTTGGAACATCAGGAGTGCAGATGGGCTGGTTAGCTAGTCAGGCAGATATGCTGGCCGATGACTGGGTTTTTGCGGAATAATTGCATCGGCACAAGAAGGGAGAAAGACATGATTATCACAGGAATGGCGCATTTTGAAAGCGTATGTAAAAAGAAATTAGTTGAATGGTATAACAAGAATGGTTATGCAGATACACCACAGACGCCACCGGCGGATTTAAGCAATGTATTTGTTGTATGGTCGTGCAAAACTCTACAGAATTACAAAGCATTGCTTTCTACAACATTCAGCGGGGATGGAATCTATGCTGAATACACCTTCAACGGAGATAAACAGGAGTTGTATGAGGACGTGTACAAAAAACTTACTAATACCTGCCATATGGAAGAATAGGAGAAAGTGCTATGAAAAGATTACAAAGAAGTACAGGTATGAGGTTTAAAGAAACATAGGAATTAATGAAAACAGTGCAGAATGCTATTTGCGTGAAACAGGAGTGAATAGGTTGTACATTGATGCGAATACAATTGTTGCGGCTGCGAGCATCCTTGCGGCCGTAACAGCTATTTTAGGAGCTGTATTTTCTGCGTACAAATGGTATTTAAAACAAAATGCACAGGACGCAGAAATTGAAAAAATAAAGAGTGAGCAATGCTTATTGACATATGGTATTTTAGCCTGTCTTAAAGGTTTAAAGGAGCAAGGCTGTAATGGACCTGTCTCTGAGGCAATAGATAAAATTGAAAAGCACGTCAATAAGCAGGCTCACGACCAGGAGGAATAGAAATGGCAAAATATTACCCAGACGTATCACACCATGACCCAATTAAAAATTGGGATAAAGTAAAAAATAATTGTCCTTTTGTAATTGCTAAAGCTACACAAGGGACAAGCTATGTTGATACTACGTTAGATATTTTTATTAAGAATTGTGAGAAAAAAGGCATTCCGTATTGGCTTTATACATATCTCAATTCCGGAAACGAATTAGAACAGGCTAAATTTTTAGTTAAAACTTGCAAAAATAAAATCGGAAAACATTTTATCGGGTATGTTTTAGATGTAGAATGCGAGAAAGGATGTTCTGTATCTGGTGTGAAGTCCGCATTAGCCTATATAAGCAATTTAGGATATAAGTCTATGATTTATACCATGTACGCACAATATTCCCGCTACAAGGCTGCTATTGAGTCTAAACCGACTAATTGTGCGTGGTGGGAAGCGCGCTATGGAAAGAATGATGGGAAATACCGAAAAGCTTATCCTTGCCATAAAGGTGTTGACTTACATCAGTTTACCGAAAACGGAAGTTGTCCAGGCATTCCCGGCAAAATTGATTTAAACCGTATTACAGGCACGAAAAAGAAAGAGGTATGGTTTTGTACCAAAGTTAATATAAAATCGCAGGACGGGGCATCCGAGGAAGTCAAAAGGGGATATACAGGAACTTTTCCGGCATTACCTCCGCGCGGATACTACCAGATTGGCGATGGGTACAAGACATTGAAAAATTATCCTACACAGATTAAAAGAGTGCAGAAAGTACTTAACTGGGCAATGGACGAAGACATTGCAACAGATTGTAAGTATGGCGAGGAGACCGCTACGTTACAGGAAAAATTTCAGAAAAAATACAATCTCGATGTTAACGGAAAATTTGGAAACAAATCGCTTGATATTGTGAAAAAAATTAAAAAATAAAAATACTGTAGTAACTACTGTAAAGCAGATGGCCTGGCTGCACATGCATTTATGACTTCAGCCATTTCTGCGGCAGCAGCATTGTTATCCTGGATGTTTATTGATACAATAAAGAATGGAAAAACGACTTTAGTTGGTGCAGCTACCGGACTTGTTGTTGGACTTGTTGCGATCACTCCAGGTGCAGGTTTTGTTCCAATCTGGTCTTCTTTCATTATCGGTGCACTTGTCAGTCCGATTTGTTACTTTGGTGTTGGATTTATCAAGAAAAAATTAAAAATAGATGATGCGTTGGATGCATTTGGCTGTCATGGTATCGGCGGTATCTGGGGTGGTATTGCCACAGGTATTTTTACACAGAAATCAATTAATCCAGTTGCCAGATGGGATGGACTTATTTTTGGTGATTACCATTTATTTGTAGCACAGATTGTTGGAATTATAATCACGATCGCTGTGGCCGTTGTTGGAACACTTATCTGTGTTGCTATTGTCAGAGTATTTACACCATTACGAGTAAGTGTTAGAGAAGAGCAGGTGGGACTTGATATTTCTGAACATGGTGAAAGTGCATATCCATCTTTCAATGGTCTTGATCAGTAA